GTAGCCTCAAACAACAAGTCAAGCAATTTCTCTATCAAATGGCTGCCAATTCCGTAGATAGAGAAATACTAACTAATTTTGTAGCTAACCAAGATCCAGAAGAATTGAACATCTTCCTGGAATTGGCAGATCTCGCAGGCGACTATAACGAACTCACAGTGAATGAATTGCTGGCCCTTACAGAAAGCGTTTTGGCAGATATTCCTAGCTATTAGCTTATTTTTCTGTTTGACAGCTTGGATTGCAGTGCTATAATGCTCGCAGCAGACAAAGGAGTGTGTGAAATGAGCTTTGTTGTTGTGAACGTGCAGAACAAGACTCGTGTACGTCATCCTCGCACCGGTCGAGAATCATACCTCACTGTAGCCGCTGCTGAAGCGGCCCGCACGCGATACATCCGCACTACAGGGTATGCTGCCTCGGACCTCAAGGTCATGGCGCTGGACGCTTACCGTGCGCAGGTTCCCATGCGGGAAGTGACCAATCTCATGACTGGTGCTGTGTGTCTTGAACCGGCCGATACGCCCTGGCACTGCTCTGTGGCCAGCGAATCGTATTGGAGCGCCTAATGCACACTGAACTGATTGAAGATGAGCTGATCATGGCCTGCAAGCGCATGGGCTATGGCATTGACATCAACTACCTCCGGGGCACTATTGCTGTGCTAACAGGTAGTAACAAACGTAAGGATAGGCATGTGTTCAAGTCCGCAACACTGGCCCTGATGTGGGTTGACTCACGCGAGCGCAGCATGAGGGCAGTGGGAGTAAACCATGCCGCGCCCTGACATTGACATCAACAATCCCAATGATCTCGCCAGGGCTCGTGCCGATCATGACTGGTGGACTCGTGTTGCTCCACCCAACTGTGAGTTGATCGGATGGACAGATCGTGAATGGGCGTCCTTCAGCCATCAGGGCAGCAGTTTTCAAGTGTCAGGTGTGATGGCAGCGTATGTGCACACTCTTTTGAACCGTAAGGAAAGCACATGATTTTGAGCACAATAACCCTCTGGACGCTGATCATCTGGGCCGAACCAAATGCCTCATCTAGAGCCATGACTGTGGCCACTGTGCCAGGATTTGCCACTGAAAAAAGCTGTCAAGCTGCTCGAGATCGAATCCTCATGGAAAATGCCTCTAGAAGTGGTAGAAGTGGTTCTGGACCAACCGGCATCGACATCAAGCTCATCACCTGCATTCCTGTGGAGTATGAAAAGGAAACTCAGTGAAGTTTTGTGGTTGACGAACTCCAATAACCTGCTATACTGAGCCTACGCAACGAGGAGCAGCCCAAATGGCTTACATGACCCCGGAACGCAAGCAGAAGTTTGCCCCGCTGGTGAAGCGTGTGCTCGCCAAGTATGGCGTCAAGGGCACACTGAGTGTGCGCAACCGCAGCACCCTGACCCTCACTATCAAGTCCGGGAAGATCAATTTCTGCCAAAATTGGGCTGATACCTTTCCCACCAACTACAACAACGATCCCACTGCGCACCAGGTGAGCAAGGTTCCTGATCACATTGATGTGAATGTGTATCACATCCACACTCACTTTTCCGGTCGTGCTCGGCAGTGCCTCAAGGAGATCCTGGCTGCGATGAACCAGGGCAACTGGGATCGCAGCGACATCCAGTCGGATTATTGGGATGTGGGGTGGTGGGTTTCAATACAGATTGGCAAGTGGAACAAGCCCTACATTTTTGAGAAGATTGGCAAGCATGTTTAAAAAGCGAATGTGGTTGGTGAAGCTCAGCTTCCGAGATGCAGAGCAGAAAGAGTTGGGAACAAGCGAGTTCTCAATTATGGCTCGAACCCATTGGGGAGCTCAGCGTGAGGTGAGTAGGCAGGTGTTGGTAATGCGAGATGCCTACGCAGAGCGATATCCTACAGGCGCATCAGTCTACAGCGCCGTAAGCTTGGCAGGCGGCGAATTCATCTGTGTGGTATAGGAGCACGCTTTGACACGCCGAATTCGAACCGCTGTGTTCATCAGCGGGAGGGGCAGCAACATGACGAGACTGCTGGATGTTGCCCGAGCCGATCCCACCTACCCGGCCGAGATCGTGCTGGTGCTCAGCAACAATCCAGAGGCAGAAGGATTGCGTGTGGCAGAGGCTTGTGGCATTCCCACGGTAGCCTCAGCTCACAAACGTCGCAGTGAGCTTGAGGCGGGGTTTCACGCAGCTCTTGTAGGTGCAGGCATAGAGCTGATTGCACTGGCGGGCTATATGCGTGTGCTCAGCGCCGAATTCGTCAGCCAATGGGAGGGTAGGATCATCAACATCCATCCCAGCCTGCTGCCTCTCTATCCTGGGCTTGACACACATAGGCGAGCACTGGAGGCTGGTGATAGCGAGCACGGTTGCACCGTACATTGGGTTATCCCAGAGCTGGACGCTGGTGAACCCATCACCCAAGCTCGAGTGCCCATTCTAGCCGGAGACACTGAGCACACGCTGGCACAACGTGTGCTGGAGCAGGAACACCGTATCTATCCAAGGGCGCTGGCACAAGTTGCTCAAGCTTTCTTGAACCAGGGAGACAAACTATGACCCGTGAAGAGTTCGACGGCTACATTCGGCTGGTGTTCAGCAGCATGAACCATTGGCGTGGTGAAGACCACATTTGGTGGCCACATGGCACTGAAGGTTACTACGAAGTCACATGGATCACTGGCGGCATGTGCGGTGGCAACTGCTGGGGTGACAGTGCTGACTACCCAGTTGGCGCAGAGCCAGAACCAACCCTTGACCTCCTGGATCAGTTCCTTGATGAGGCGTGCCCAGATCTCGCGGCACGTCAGTATCGTAAGCTGTTGGCTGAAGTGCCCTACCGAGACACCTACAGCCACTACGAATATTATGGTAACTATACCGAACACGGCAAGAAGGTGGTGATGTTCAAGGATCTTTATGAGTGGCTGTGCCGAGAGGTATGGAAGTGCTGATCACCTGCATTGCTGGACTACCTGGCAGCGGCAAAAGCTACCTGGCTGAGCAGCTTTGGCTCAGTTATCCAGAGCCAAGATGGAATTATGTGTGGTGGATTGATGACATCGAGGAACAGAGTCAGTTGCCCAGCCGTCAAACTGCGGAAACTCTTGAACATCTCATCATCACCGACCCACATTTCTGCCGAGCCAGCACCAGACTGTTGGTGGAACAGAGAATGCGAGAAGATTATGACGCCCCTGTGCAGTGGATCTTTTTTGAGAACGATCCCGAAAAATGCCGAGTCAATGTGGCACATCGCCAGCGTATCAAAAAAGACAGCAGGAAGGTGTTGGGTATGATCCACATCTTGAGCCAAAGCTACACTATTCCGGATGGCGCTGACTTGCGTCCTGTTTGGAAACCCACCCTGGATTGATTTTAGGTATTGTGAAAATCTCCCGTTATAATTCCAGCAGGAGATTTAATAATGAAAAAAATACTTGTGACAGGTGGGGCAGGGTTTTTAGGTAGTCATTTATGCGACCGACTGGTAGCTCAAGGGCATCATGTGCTTTGCGTAGATAATTATTTTACTGGCTCAAAATCAAACATTCAACATTTATTGAGCCATCCAAACTTTGAGATCATACGCCAAGATGTGTGTTTTCCTTTGTATGTGGAAGTTGATGAAATCTACAATCTGGCCTGTCCTGCCAGTCCCAAAAGTTATCAAAGCGATCCAATTCAAACAATAAAAACCAGCGTGCTGGGTGCCTACAATTTACTGGGCTTGGCCAAAAGAACCAAAGCCAGAATTTTACAAGCCAGCACAAGTGAAATTTATGGAGATCCTTTGGTTCATCCCCAACACGAATCCTACTGGGGAAATGTCAACCCGGTGGGTCCACGTGCCTGCTATGATGAAGGCAAACGAGCTGCTGAAACATTGTTCATGGATTACTATCGTCAACACAACGTTGATATCAGAATAGCGAGGATATTCAACACCTATGGGCCGAGAATGGGAGTTGATGATGGTAGAGTGGTAAGCAATTTCATTGTTCAAGCCCTGCAAGGCCAACACTTAAGCATTTATGGCACAGGAAATCAAACTCGTAGTTTTTGTTATGTGGATGACTTAGTGGATGGTATATTGGCCCTTATGAGTTCATCAGTTGTGGGTCCGCAGCCTGTGAATCTTGGCAATCCCACAGAAACCACAGTGAGAAGTCTTGCAGAACAGATCTTGCACTTAACCAATTCATCCAGTATTATGGAAAGTTTGCCGTTGCCTGTGGATGATCCACAGCAGCGCAGAGCTAACATCACAAGGGCTGTTCAAACTTTGGGATGGGAACCCAAGGTTCCACTAACGCAAGGATTGCAAAAAACCATTTCTTACTTTCAACAAGCCTTGATAAATCAAAAAGGACACTTATGAAAATTGCAGCAATTACATGCTCTTATAATGAAGACAAATTCTTGCCCATCTGGTTGCGTTATTATGGCCAAGAACTGGGAGCGGAAAATTTATATGTGATTGATGATGGCAGTGACGTTCCTGTTCAAAACATTTTTGCCAATGCGTTGCGGGTTCCCCGACCTGAAACATTTAGTGCCTTCCGGCCCTTTATTTTGGCCAATGGCATGCAGTCATTGTTGTTCAGCTTGGGATATGACATTGTGATTTTTACCGATGTTGATGAGATAATGGTTCCTTGCCGCGACACTTATAACGGGTTACATGACTTTTTTGAGCAGAACGATCAACAGGTTTACACCACTGTGGGATTGGAAATTGTGCACCACATCAATCAAGAATCTTCAATAGACTGGAGCAAGCCAATTTTTTCTCAACGACAATATGGCAGATTCTCCACAACCTACTGTAAGAGTCAAATCACAAAAGTTCCTTGGAATTGGGCACACCATTTACACCTGACTCAGCAAGCACCTAGTCCGCATCCGCAATTATACAATTGCCACCTAAAACTGGTTGATTTTGAGTATGCTTGTCACAAACTGTTACTGAGTCAACAACTACAGTTTGTTCCAGAAGAAGTGGCGCAAGGCCTAGACGCTCACTGGAGATACTCTATTAAGGACTTGTTTCACACAAACTACCAAAGCTTTTTTGACAAACCTATATTGCACCAGTGGGATTTTTCACAAGAAATACACCACTGCAAGAACATGCCTACAAATGATGGGAGAATTGATATTGCACAACCTTTGAAAATCTTACCTGATTTTTTCAAAAAAACTGGAGTTTGAAAATGCAAGTATTGCCTCCTGAATATCTTGTCTATGTTGATGTCGGTGGATTAGGTGGATTGAAATATGATTTCAGTCTATACCCAAAAGTACATAAAATTTTGTTTGAGCCAAATCCAGCAAGTGTTCCTACGCAAGCCAACTGCCAAATTATGATAGAAGCCTTGGGCGTCGCAGAACACACTGGTGTGCTGTATATTACCAAAAGCCAAGGATGCTGTAGTCTGTTAAAGCCCAATTTTCCATTCTTGAATAGTTTCAGTATAAAACCAGCTTTTGAAATAACTGACATAGAGCAAGTGTCTGTAACACGATACAAAACCTTATATAATCAAGGCAAGGTGCCGTTGCCAGATGTTTTGAAAATTGATGTTCAAGGATATGAATACCAAGTGTTGCAGGGTTTTGAAGAGCTATTACACAATGTTGTGGCTATTGAGCTTGGGGCACACTTGCACCCCATATACGAAAAACAAAAACTACTACATGATATCGTGGAACTGTTACATAAGTTTGGGTTCATGTGTAAAAGCCTTGCACATGTAGATCACTGGGATGGGCATATTGTGGAATTTGATGCTATTTTCACCAAAACGCCACAAGCGTTGGGACTCTTGGGTCCTTATGCTGGTATGAAGCTGGATGCTGTTTTGCGCCAGTGGAATCTTCCTCCAAACCAAACTACGTTTCCGCCTGGATGGATTTTTTAGGGAAAAAATCCATCTTTTCTGGAAAAAACCGGTAGACAGCTGAGATGGTGATGCTATTATGCGGTTGTAGGCAACGAAACAGAGGATGCTACACAATGAACACCAAGCTCTTCAACATCATTGGTATCAGCCGCTTCCAGGGTGTGCTGACTTTCCGGGTTAGCAACGGCAGCATCAAGCACCGTGAAACTGTGCTGGCACGTGAAGGGCATACTGATGTGCAGTTCAAGACGCTGCCTCAGCCCATGACCAAGGCTGACGCTGTTGCGTGGATGCGCAACCAGGGCGTTGATGCTGTGGTGCCGGCCAAGAACCTCAGGAAGAAGATTGAGACTATCCTGGCTGCTGAGCGTGCTGCCCAGGAAGCTGCTGAGAGGCAGGCTGCTCCTGTGGACAAGCTGGCTGCCAAGCGGGCCCGGGACGCTGCCCGGAAGCGGGAGAAGCGGGCTGCGGAGCGTGCTGCTCGCGAGGCTGCCAAGCAGGCCGGGGTCAACCAGCTGATGGAGGCGGTGGACCAGGAGTTCGGGGTAGATGTGGAGCGCGAGCTTGCGGGAGAGTAAGCTCCAAAATAGGGAACCGGTAGGGTGATGAACCTGTAAACCCGGTTTGAGTGAGGACGGAAAGCTGGTGGGGTGATGAACCCGTAAACCCAGCTTTCGCCATTTGTGGCTAGCCTATTGAATCCAATCCTGCCAGTTCTCTATAGCGGCGGAGATTGAAAAAGCTGATGCACTCTTCAAGGTTCTGGCCGGGCTTGCTTAGCACATATCGGTATCTCCCAAACTCTTGGTCTTCATCTTGAAAATAACGCATCAGCTGCTGAGGCTTGGTGAAGGTTTTTCTGGTCCTGCCTGGGTTGTATTCATCATACACAGTGACCGCATAGCCCATCTCAGTCATTCGCTTCCACAGCCGCAAGCCTTGGGTACTTAACTGAGTGTCGCTCAACAAAACTGACGCATCATTATCATCCAACACTGCTGCATAGAGGTCACTGGCATAAGGTGCTTTGCCCCGCAATTCGGGATTTTTCCCACTCATATGCACCACCAAGCTCTGTGGTTTGCGTTGCAACCAGATAGCTAAATCAACTCTTGTGGGAGTGCCATACCAATATAGTCTTGTTTGGCCATCGATTATTTTGTATAAGCCTGGTTTCACCTTTTCTGGCTTCCAACCACCCATACGGTAGTGCTCAATTGTTCTGTCCAGTCGTTCCCATAACCCCCCAACTTCACCAAGGCCTTCTGGCATCTCCATGAGCCAACTTTCCACAAAGTCACGGTTGTTGTTTGAGCTTTCCATAGTCATATTTAAGAACAACACCCTCTAAATATCAGCACATAGAGGAAAACATCATGAGAGCTCGAGACTTTACCGCACGCGCCACCATAATACGCGAAAGCATCACCGGGGAAGAGATGCTGACGTTGTTCCGCCACCATCATCATGAGGATCCCAGGAACCCCACGATGCTTAAGTGGATGGCCACCCAAAACTGGGGCATTCACATGGTGGATCCAAACCAACTGCACAGCCAAATGGACAACACGATCCCTGATGATCCTTTTGAGCGAACCATAGACATAGATGAGGATCGCGTGCGCTGGTACAGTGCCCGGTTGGAACGTGGCGAGCAAGTGGAGCCCATCATCCTTGGGCCCAATGGCAGCATAATAGACGGCAACCACAGAGCACAAGCTGCAAGAGAAGCAGAAGTGAAAATTTTGGCTTATGTGCCCATGGCTAATGCAGCTTGACCTTTGGGATTTGACAACACAAGGATGCAACCACACAATTGCATAATGAAAACACGATATAGATATAATGACTTGGGCCCAGCTCAAGGCATCATGAATGGGATTGCATTTGGGGCAGTGCTTTGGTGCCTCATTATCGCAGCTTTTTGGGTGGTGGTGTGAGCAGCTACCAAGAGGCTGGAGTAAGCATCAGCAATGGGAATGAGTTTGTAGAACGCATCAAGCCACTAGCACAACGCACCACACGTCCAGGAGTAATAGGGAGTTTGGGCGGATTTGGGGCTGTTTTTGATCCCAAGCAAACAGGCATGCGTGACCCGCTATTTGTAAGTACCACAGATGGGGTAGGTACAAAGCTAGAATTGGCTAAACAAGTGCCAGGATCCTTATACACACTGGGACAGGACCTTGTGGCCATGTGTGTGAACGATTTGGTGTGCATGGGCGCTACGCCACTTTGGTTCCTGGACTATCTCAGTGTTGGACAGTTGGACGTGGAGCTTTACACCACACTGCTACAGGGCGTAGCAGAGGCTTGCAGTGCTGTGGACTGCGCCCTAGTGGGCGGCGAAACTGCTGAAATGCCAGGGGTGTATCAACCAAAGGATTTTGACGTAGCTGGGTTCTCTGTTGGGGCTGTTGAACGTGACACACTCTTGCCTCAGAACGTGGCTGCTGGCGACAGCATCGTGGGCATAGCCAGTTCAGGCATCCACAGCAATGGCTTCAGTTTGGTTCGGAAGCTTATCCAGGACCATCAGCTGGACCTTATGCAGTCCTCACCTTGGGACTCAGACAAAACCCTGGGAGAGAGTTTGATGACACCCACCAGGTTGTATGTCAAACCAATTTTGGCACTTCACCAGTTGCGTTTGTGCCGAGCAGCAGCTCACATCACAGGTGGTGGCTTACTAGGAAACTTGCCTAGGGTGTTGCCTGCAGGTTTCACAGCACGCATCACCAACCTCATGCCACCACCACCAGTTTTCACCTACCTGCAAAAGTTAGGAACCATCGCCCCAGACGAGATGCGCCAGGTGTTCAACATGGGTGTGGGCATGTGCATCGTCACCAATGATCCACACAACACCATCTCAATCCTCAGCCAAATGGGAGAGGATGCACAAGTGATTGGCGAGATCACTACAGGCACGGAGCCCATCATTTTTGAGTAACCAATGGGAGTTGGAAATTTGGGAAAGCAGCCGTGGAGTTGGCCGCACCCTGATCCGCCGCCAACTGTTCTCCACAGAAGCTGAGGCACGCCTGTACAAACGTCAAAGCACAAGCGAAAACACATTGCCCCGGGCGCCCAGCTGGTTCAGCTTTTGTGTGGGCCCAATTGAAAGAAAGAACCCAGATGACTCCCGTTCCACATCTGCTGAGCATTAGCCAATTTGATGTGCCCAGCATCCAATCCCTCTTCAAAACTGTAAGAAACATCGAGATCGGCTTGTGCCAACCGGCTGCACAAGGTAAGGTCAGCACAAATCTCTTCTACGAGCCCAGCACACGCACCAGCAGCAGCTTTTACTCGGCTATGGTGAGATTGGGCGGCTCAGTTATCCCCATCAACGATGTCAGCTTCAGCTCAGTAAGCAAGGGCGAGAACCTTGAGGACACAATTCGAACTTTGGCCAGCTACTCTGACTGCATCGTGCTTCGCCATCCAGAAAAGGGTGCTGCTCAATGGGCTGCTGCTGTGAGCCCAGTGCCCATCATCAATGCAGGTGATGGTGTAGGCGAACACCCCACCCAAGCTCTTTTAGACCTCTACACCATCCAGCGTCATGTGGGGCTATCCAGAAAGATTGATGTATGCCTCATGGGAGACTTGCGTCATGGACGCACGGTGCACAGCCTCAGCCGGCTGCTTCGCCTCTACGATGTGCGACTGCATATGGTAAGCCCTCCGGGATTGGAAATGCCTGCCGAGCTCACCCACAAAACTGACAAGGTCTACACCAGCCTTGATGAGTGCGTGAGCCAAGTGGATGTGATCTATGTCACAAGGGTGCAGAAGGAACGGATTGCACCCAACCTACAAAACACTCTAGGCAAGTATCAGCTCACACCCGAGCATATGATTAAAGCTCGGGGCACCTCCATCATCATGCACCCATTACCGCGTGTTGATGAGCTGCCAAGCAGTTTGGACAGTGATCCCAGGGCTGTGTATTTCAAGCAGATGCGGTATGGGCTGTATGTGCGCCAAGCCATCTTCCTTCATCTTTTCAGCAACAGTGTGCCCTGGAAGTTTTAGGTTGACCTTAGGTAAGAATCCCATATAGTAGGAGGTGAACCTGGAGAAGCATCTATGTTTAGTGGCATCAAAAGTTGGTTTAAGGAAAGCAAGCCCACAGCACGCGATCTCAGCTATGAAGAGATTGTAGAGAAGCTGAGGGAAAAAAGTGACCTTGAAATCTTTGCCCGGCTCCGTTTTCGGGACCGGTGGGTGCAACGCTGGCACGAGCAGCATAGGGGAGCCACTGTGCCATCCAGTTTCCTCATGCGGTTTGGCGCATTGGACAAGGTGGCCTCAGAGCGGATCCTGAAGCTGATGAATGAGGTGCGACAGCTACGCGAGCTGCCTGAACACAGCAAGGAAAAGTTGGAGGAGTGGTTGTGGGAAAGCTATCCGGAGAACCTTAAATGAACCAGTTGATCGAGTTGAGTTTTTTCCTGCCCGAATTGGTTCTTTTGGGTGCTGGCCTCTACACTTGTTACACTTTGTTCACCACCATTGGAAAGTGGAGCTGGAAGCGTGTGGGGCTCTATATCTACGGTGCGGCCTGCGTCTACAGCCTTTGGATAATGGGCTACCAATAACTGGGTGACACTCCCGCAAAAATCCGCTATATCTCGGGTAAGGTAAATATCACATGATGGATCGTGAACAACTCCGCAAGCTGATTACAGAAACTGCCAGGCCTGCAGATGCCTCTCTTGTGTCTGCGCAATCACTGCCATTGAACCTGGGCAAAATGACCTCAGCCGAGCTGCAACGTTGGATTTCCCACGTGAAAAACTGCCAACACTCGTGAAAACAAACCACAAAATATAGGTTGACACTCCTGCTAAATCCGCTATATTGGCGGGGTAGAGACGGAGAGCCCAAATGAGCAACTGGAAGGTCGATCCCGCAGCGCCCCACACGGTGGAAGGCATGATCTGCTCGCTGGCAGGTGTGTGCGACGGTGCTAGGCAGCATGATCAGCAGGGCTTCAGCGGTGCTGATACGGAGTTTGGTCACAGCTTGGCCAATCGTGCTCAGCAGGGTAGGCCCTTCACGCTGAAGCAGGCACAGGCTGCACTCAAGCTTGTGAACAAATACCGGCGCCAAATTGGCGGGACGGACTTTGTGAAGACGTTCCTGGAACAGCCAGTGTTCAAGCTGGCACCGCTGGATCCCAACGCTCCTGTCCAGGTTGCGGGCGGGTGCAGCAAGCCCTCCCGTAGGCTCACAAGCCAAGACAAAACTGCGGTGTTTGAGTTTCCCTACAGCCCGGAAGTGGTTGCTGATCTGAAGCAGATCCGGGGCGAGCACAAGGGTGATCGTTATCGGGCACAGTGGGAACCCACTCGTAAGGTTTGGCTGGTGCCTGTGAACGAGGCAAGCATCTTTCAGATCATGGATGTGGCTGAGAGGTTTGGGTTTGAGGTTGAGGCACGTTTCACCACGTATTTGGAGCGTGTGCGAGCCAAGACGGAAGAGAGCCGGATGCATCTGTTGCTCAATGACGGGCAGCATGTGACACTTGCAGGCGACACGCTGATCGTGTCTGTAGACAATGCTGCCATTCTCAAGGAGATCGAAGATGAGCTCAACTCTAACCACTGATTGGTTGGATCGAGACCTGTTGGCTGAGGCATTTGCCGATATGCCTACTCCACACGGTGTATGGTTTGATGATAACCGTCGCTGGTGTGGCCGGTGTGAGACGCCGGTGCTGACTTGCGAAGCCGTGGAGGGGAATCCTTGGGCTGACAAGATCTGCCAGCGTTGCACCAGCATTTGGCCAGAGTTCAGCGACCTCTACCAGCTACACCTGTTGATGCAGGATGAGGACGATGATCTGTTTCCAGAGACGGTGCATTGACCAATATTCAGTGTTGGAATGAGGATCCTGATAGGTGGCCACATATGGTGGAGCTGTTTGACTTGCCCTTAGCCACCTGGCGGAAGAATGCTGCATTAGGACTGAGGCTTTTTGGAACTCCCGGTGCAGATGATTGGTGGCGCACTCGCTGGACTTACACTTCGGTGTGTACCAACTCAGAACGTGTGGACGTGAGAATTTGGTTTCAGTCTATTGATGATATGACTCACTTCTTACTGGTAATGGAAAGGTAGAGCATGAGTGTTGAAGATCTTAAGGGCATCACCCTGCTGCATATCGAGATGGAGCGCGAACCAGACCAACTGATTTTCCACAGCGAGTGCGGTCGGCGGTGGCGTATGTATCACTGGCAGGACTGCTGTGAGCATGTGCGCATCGAGGAGATTATCGGTGACCTTGATGATCTTGTTAGCTCTCCAATCCTTGTGGCTGAAGAACGCCAACTGGAAGGCAACAGCGATTGGGGGCACGAGACGGTGACCTTTTATGAGTTGGCCACCATCAAGGGCTCTGTCACTCTCCGGTGGCTGGGTGAGAGCAATGGCTACTACAGCGAAAAGGTGGACTTCGAAGAGCTGCGATCAGTTGAGGAGACGCTGAAGTCATGAGCCTGTATATGGTTATCCGTCAGGATGACAACGGAGTATGCACTGTGCTGGCTGATAAGCTTTCTGAGCACGAGAGCAGGCGACTGGTGGAGATGATGACGCAACGTGGGCACAAGGCCACTTACTTTGCCCAACTCTACCTCAACCCACATCAGCGAGAGCAGATTTTGTTCACACATCATGTGCATCTGTAGATTTAGGGCTTGACCATCCTATCAAACCTGCTAAATTGCGTTGGTAGGTAGGAGAGCTGATGTGCTGACTGTGCCCGCTACTGTTGAGATGGCTCGCAAGCTGACCCGCTTGAGCGTGAAGCACAACCTCAAGATTGATCCTAGGGTAAGCCAGCTGTTTGACGCCATTCCTCGGGAGACTTGGCTGCCTGGGTTCAACTTCACGCTTAAGCCGTATCAGGCGGAGGGTGTTGCGTGGTTGGAGAGCCAGCTGGGAACGGGCCTGCTGGCTGACGAGCAAGGGACAGGAAAGACGGTTCAGATTACGGCCTATGCCCACAAGAACCAGCTGTTCCCGATGTGTGTCACACTGCCAAACACCCTTAAGCTGAACTGGCGGAACGAGATCATCGCAATGACTGGTTCCCAGTATCGTGTGAACGTGGTGGGCCACAGCTACGGCAAGAGGCAGACGGCGCTTAGGGCGCAGCGTCATCCCAACGTCATCTACAGCAAGACGCCCACTCCGGGCTGCGACATCTACCTTGTGAACTACGACATTCTCTCTGCCAACGTTGAGGCAATGGAGGAGCTGGGGCTCAAGCTCCTGGTGCTGGACGAGAGCCACAAGATCAAGAATCCCGATGCACGCCGCACTCAGGCGTTCCTGAGGTTGGCCACTGGTGAGGTGGAGGAGAAGCTGCCGGGCGGCAAGCGAGTCACTAGGAAGGTTGGCAAGCCCGTGCCTCGTGTGGTGCTGATGAGCGGCACGCCGATGGTGAACCGTCCCGCAGAGCTGTGGACTACGGTGCGGAGCTTGGCCAGCTATGTGCCCCAGTTCAGCACTTGGACCAAGTTTGCGTGGCGCTTCTGCAATCCGGTGAACAACGGACATGGTTGGAACTTCTCTGGTAGCTCGAACATGAGCGAGCTGCACCAGCTCCTGACCCAGCACCTCATGCTGCGCCGCCTCAAGCAGGACGTGCTGAAGGAGCTGCCGCCCAAGGTGTATCGGGTGATCCCACTAGAGTTTGAGCGTGCGGAGTACGACCGTGTGGAGCGGGCGTTCCAGGGGCTGGACTGGAAGGGCGGGCTTGAGGCTATGATCCAGATGGGCGCCAACGCTCCCAAGAGCGATGAGCGCATTGTTGCCATCCAGAAGCTGCGTGAGGTGGCTGCACTGAGCAAGCTCGCCAGCACGGTGGAGTGGATTCGAGACTACACGGAGAACGGTGAGAAGCTGGTGGTGTTCGCACACAACCGGGCGGTTATTGACCACATCCGGGGTGCGCTGGAAGCGGACCAGGAGTGGGGCGGAAAGGTTGGTGTGATCTTTGGTGGCGTCAGCAACGAGGAGCGTGTTGAGGCTGTGGAGAGGTTTCAGAAGGACCCCAACACTCGGGTGATCCTGGTGGGCATCACAGCTGGTGGTTTTGGGCTTACCCTTACGGCGGCACGTGCTGTGGCGTTTGTGCAGACCCCGTGGAGCCCAGGAGAGCTGCATCAGGCGGCCGACCGAGTGCACCGGATCGGCCAGGATGCAGATCAGGTCACGATTTACAACCTGGTGGCGGAAAACACCATCGAGGAGCTGATGGCAGACATGCTGTTCAGCAAGGGGCAAGTGCTGGATGCAGGGCTGGATGGTGGGGCTGTAGTGAACACGGTAGACCTGCGTGCAGCGGGTTAACCCCTCCTGGGGAGTGGACTACACTACATGGCACGTGATCAGAATCTTGGCCCACAACCCTGTTGCTCGCCCCAGCTTGCTAGACATACTGGGAGAACGTCGTTGGTGTTGGTTGAAATCCACTCCTGGCGGGCTATACTGGGTCCGGTGGAGCAGCCGCCAAGAGCCCTCTAGATTCCAGCTGATTTTTGAGCGTGAGGAGGACGCAGCTTTGTTTTCCTTAGTGTGGGGTGATTGACGGGCATATTGACAGCCTCCTGGTTTTGTAATAATTTTGGGTATGAATTCCAGTTATAGCATTTGGTTGATTTCTCATCGAGAAAGCGACATGGAGCTTGCCCTCAGCAAGCTGAAGCACAATACAGTGCACTGGTTCAACGGAGCCAATTATCCCAGCTTTTCCCGGCTTGTGAATGACTGTGTGCACCAAAGCCCCACAGAGACCACTATAGTGCTTTGTAACAAAGTTGCGCCTACAGATCAAAATATTGAATTAATGCTTCAAAAGCTGGATAAGGGGTATGCTTTTGTTGCCCTGTATGATTTCCGGTTCTTTGGCTTCAAAAAGGAACTGTTTCGTAGGATTGGCTGCTTGGATGAAAAGTTTCCAGGTGGCTTTGAGGACGATGACTTTGTCTTGCGCTTAGTGGGGTCAAATCTGGCATGCTACATCACCCAGGAGGCGGAGCACCATTGGGCGCCCAGCAGTTGGGCACCCACTGGGCAATATCCAGGGGTCAGCTACTTTCATGAAAAATGGGTTGGTTGGCCCAACAGTGAAAATCCCACTGAGATGTATCAGAGATTGCCTAACACTTGTGTTCCTAGGGATTGGGGGCCCAGTCAACCTTGTGAGTTTTTGACCTGCAAGGAACACAGTTATGTTCAAACTTGGCTATGCAAGTATTTTTATCTGAACCAGGTGAAAAAAATTTGTGACTTCTAGCTTAGGCCTCAACATATAGCCCCGTGGCATACCAGCCATACACATGTAATGAATCCACAATAGCCCTTTTTTCCATTGGCAACAGGGCATTTGTGGCCACTTCAATATTTTCCTTGTTGCGGAGCATATATTCCAAAATTGCAGGCAACAATGATTTGTATTCAGGAACAAGAGTGTTGCACATGCTCCATAATTTGGTTTCAAGAAATTGTTTCACTGTTTTTTCATTTTGGCTTTCATACTCCCAATAAGTGTTTTTATAAACATATTTTTCGTGCCAAAGAGGAGTCTCATACACACTTACATCAAATTTATAAGATAAGATATACCGGCCGCACATTTTGAACAGTCGTTTACCCATGAGATTGTTTGTTTGTGCAAGATCAAGACCCACTTCAGTCATCAAAATTTCGCCTGCTCCTTTGTTGAAATCAGTTGTATTACACACAATTGAAAATACATTATGTTTGCATTGATGAAAGAGGGTTACAAAAGGTTGTAACTGATTGCGTTGGGTAGTGTCCAAGGGATCAATACTGTTATCTACAAAAATTATTTTGGAGGTAGGGTCCTTGTCCTTGATGCTTTTAAGGGTGTTGACTGTTTGATCCAGTCGTTGTTTTGGTGACCAAACAGAGAATTTGGTATTGATTGTGCTGGTTACTAGCCATGTGTTGAAATTCATACCGTTTTTTAATTTTATCTCCCTCCTCTTGTCAATTTAAATAGTTTTATGACCCCTCCAATAGACCCGTGTGAAGGCGTGACGCCTGTTGTTAAATTCCCCCGATTTGAATGCACAGACAGTGTGTTGCCCAACTTCAGCAACTTGGACGAATTTGGTAGGGGATTGGGCAGCTTGCCTGGTCAACTGGCACAAATAGCACAATGCAAGGTCACTGCCACTGCCAAACAAATTTCTGACGCCATTGACAATTTACTGAAACTGTTTGACAAAACATTTGGTACATCCTTGGGCAGTGTTGACAATCCTGTGTATGGACCCAAACTCAAAGTACCAGAGCAGGAAATGGGTGTGCGACTCCGTGCATTGTTCAATGACTTCAAACTGTATCTGGAACTGAAAATATTGGACATTTTGGGAAAAATTATTCCCAATCTCAACTTTTTGAACATCCCTTTGCCATTTTTGCCCAATCTCACTGTAAGGGATTTGTTGAGTGCTGAAGGCAGAGCCAAGATCAGAGCTGCTATTGGTGCACGGAAAGATCAAATTGCCCGAGCCTTGGGCAGCCCGTGGAAAGACACTTTTGATGGCACACTGGGTTTGAAAAGCGAAGAGATGCAGAAACAAAGCATCATCAGCAGAGTTTGGAGTGAGTTTCACAAAGGATTATTGAGCGTAATTCAAAGAGGTTTCCGGTTGTTGCGCGCCTTGACTGAACCCATAAGGAAAATTTGGCAAGCACTTCGTTTGCCTGATATTCCCAATTTGGTGTCCTTGAACTTCGAAGAAATTTTCAATAGCGTTTGGCAACCCATAAAAGACCTAGCCATCAGTGCCAATGAAAAAATGCAAAAAATGATTGACTTTTTCCTGGAGTTTGATATCAAAAACTTCCTGGACAAAACATTTGGTCCTTTGTTGAAATTCATAGCTTGGCCTTTTCCCACAAAAGTCAAACAACTTTTGAAAATCTCTGATAATCCTCAAGAAAAGAATCTTGTGAGCAAGGAAACCAGATTCAACAGCATAATGCAAGCTGTTAAAGAATTGTTTGAACAAATTCCCACGCTGATATTGGAACTGTGGATGAAGCTGGTAAGGGGGTTTTTTCAAGCTATTTTGAAATTTGTTCCTCTGTTGAAAGAGTTGTTGAAATATATTCCCTTCACATTTTGCACATTTATTGGGTTGGCATTCAGCCCTATTTTGGGCTTGGGAAGTGCTGTGAGTAACTTGATTCCGCCTGGTATCTCAGTGCAACAAACTTAGCCGCACTGGGTTCCATTCAACTGATCATAAATGGTTTTGGCAGTGTTGAATCGGCTTTGTGCTTCTGGTGTGATAGTGCCTTGACGCCCCAGCAGTCCTGATGAACTGATTTCATAATATTCATTCACTGCTCTAGCGGCTGATTCTGGACTATTTGTTGCAAGCATTTTTGAATAGGCTGAACGATGAGTGTTCTTGAATTCCCAATCCACAAAATCCAAGCTTTTTTCCAAAGCTGTTTCATTTGACAGCGTTTTCAGTTGCGGCCAACTCAAACCAATTGCTTGCGGCATGTTTTTAAACCTGTCTGAATTCCATTGAGCCAAACCTTTGAAAGTGGGATTACTATCTACTCGAGGATTCAATGCACTTTCAATAGTGAAATTGCCCAACAAACCAGCCACATGCTCGGGCTGATATCCTTTTCTGATCAAATAGCACCAAGCTTTCTTGGCTTGATTGGGATCAAAACTTTTGCCTGCGCCACTGGCTGTGGCACTGAAATCAGCGTCTGGACGAGCTTGGCCACTGAACAAAAATGCATTGTTGAGTCGGCGAGTCTTGAGTTCAAACTTTTCTTCGTTGTTGCACGCCAAAATCCAACGTATCATCTCGTTTGGCACTTTGTTGTAATTTCCGCCACCTATAAGGCCTGCTATACCGCTTTTGTCAAAATTGTCCAAGCCAACGTTGTAAATGAAGTCAGCAAGGCTATTGAACTGATCTTGTGTTAGTAAGTTGCTTCCAATGCTGCTGTGAATTTTGCCTTCAACTTTTTTGATGTCAGTTTTCAGCAATGTTTTCATATTGCTTTCACTGATGCCTTCACTAACGTTCAATGTGGTGCTGATTTGTGTTCCTGAATCATCTGTGGCGTTCAAAGTCACAGTATTGTTTTGTAGTTCTTGACTTGTAAGCAAGTGGCCATAGCCTATGAGTTTCTGACCACTTTTACAAGCGTCGTCAAAGGGTTTGCCAATCAAGTTACCGCCCAATCCTTCGTGATCAATTATTTGTTGAATACCTCGGTTGTTAACTGTCCATTCTGTGGAAGGCAGCAACACTCTTGGCCCCAACTGTTTGAAAGTGTATTGTGGTTGTCCACTTTCATCCCAGCTTTCTCCAATGTGCAATCCAGTTTGGCCATTCAATACACCATACACTTGCAAAGGTTTGTCTTGTGCAGGACTCACTTGCCCAACTCTGTAAGTGCTTTCAGGAGGAGCGTCTTTTCTCTGTACCAACCCAGTATTGGAGTATCCAGGCCCTGCAACACTGCGCTGTCTCCAAGGATCTGCACCAGGCAGTCTACTCACAATGGTTTGAACAATCTGCACACTGCGTCCAGGACTCACAACGTTTTGAAGTTGCATCCGTTCTTCGGTTCTGATGTCAGGTGCCAACGCAACTACACCTGGAACAGCAGTCAAAGGCCTATCTGGACTTGTGGGACTGGCTGCATCAGGTAAATTGGCCACATTGAGTTCAGTTTTTGGTCCTGTGTTAACGTTGCCTGCTCCTGAGCGCAGGTTTACCGATCCGTTGCCTTGAACTTTGACATCAGCTCCTCCAACTAAATTCAAAGTGCTGTTGCTCTTGACTTTAACATCGGCCTCACCAAACAAACTCAAGGCTCCGTTTATGCTTCGCAGCCTTATGTCACTAGCACTACTGGCATCAACATTGCCTCCAGCAAACAAGCGAATATTGCCAGTTAAGTTTTTGATGTCAATGTTGTTTTCTTGACTAGTGAGAAAAATACCATAGTTGCTTCTGTATTGCAAGCTGCCCACAGCCGTGTTGTAGATGTTGCTGTTGCTCACAATGTGTGCATTGCCTTGGCTGAAAACCAAAACATCACCACCGCTGCTGATGTTGAAAGGCTTCTTGCTATACATCCTTGTTTCGTCAATGCTGCGCATTTTGATGCTGCCACCAGCTTCAATATTCACATCTCTGTCTGCATGCAAGTTGATGTCTTGGCCGGCACTTACACTGACACTTTTTTGTCCAAAAATATCAATGTTGCCTTCTTTGTCCATCTCAATGCGGGCTCTATTGGGCCCGGTGTTGATAATGATCCTGTCCTGGGTGTCATGGATAACAATTTGTGCCAAACCACGAGTTTGGAGGCGAACAAATGCATCAGTGGGCGTGTCGTCCATTACCAAGCTATGGCCATAAGGCGTGCGAATACCCATTGTGCGAATGCCTTGCTGCATCCCTCTGGGTGCTGGGCCACCTTGACTTACAGGAAGTTCTGGAACACCAGCTTCTTGAGCAGCTTCAAAACTGGCTTGAAATATAGGTTGCCCTCCAGTCAGAGGATTCCTGTCTTGTTTTGATGGACTTTGAGCAGGCGTGCTGGGTGTCATAAAGTTGCGGTCAACTTGGAACAAACATCCAAACCAAACGCCGCGACTGGGATCACCATTTATAAAACACACTAGCACTTGATTATTGAGATCAGGTGGTATAAATGTCATACCATAGTCTGTTTGTGAACTTGTGGGATTCAGGTTAATATCAGCAATGTTTGATGCGCCGGCAAATGGGCTAGCATAATCACAAATTATCCAAGTTGCTTCGTTGTCAATAGCCCCACCTAGTTCTGGAATCCAAACGCGAATGCGTCCCATATTGCGAGCATCATTTACATCGCGTACCAAGCCAAGATAAATTTTATCCCAGGTAGCACGTAAACCCCCAGGCTCTAATTCATATGCACCAGGTAAATTTACTGTCTGTCTTAATGTTGCCATTTATAGATGCTCAAATTATTGATTTATACCTGTTCTCAAAACTGGTGGCACAGTACCAATTTCTGTTCTTGAGTCTCCCAAATTACTCAATGGATCTCGCGTTGCTTCACATCTTTGGGTAAATTTGCCTTCTTTGAATATATGTGTTACTTGTACCATCATATAGAGTGCATTGAAAAAATCAACGTCATCACGCAGATTCATAAATCCTGTAGTTTCGTCAGGAATAGTACCAGCACGGAAAGCTAGCAGAAAAAATGCATCGTACGGTTGGTAAACTGCAAACTCATCATTAACAGGTGTAGCAGGTGTACCAGGTGTGCCTGCTGCTCCCCTATATCCTGGTATTCCGGATAAAAGCTGCCTATCTCGCTCTAAGTTTGACGCTCCTAACCAATATGGGTCCCCTCGTATTTCCATAGTGATGTTAACCATATCTTGCATTCTAGCATAAATTTGTTGAGTTACACTTGAATACATTTGTCGCACATCAGAGTCTGAAGTGTTTTGTGGACGCACTGTGTTAACTAGGTCTCGGGGATCAGAAATATATGTGAGCTGAGCTGGCATGGACCTGTTATTCACGCTGAATTCATCTTCAGTGAATTCAATAGGAGCTCTGCGTCTTTGAGCTGCGGTTCGTTCTCTTTCAAGCTGAGCTCTTAAATCAGTAACAGGCGCAACAAGTTGCCCAAAAGGCTGATATAAATTTTCTAATGATTCCGCCATCACAGGGTCAAACACTACTAATGATCCTTGTGCAAGAACTCGTTGTGCCGCAGCATCCTGTTGTTCTATCTGAGCAAGTTGTTGCTGTAGTGCAATAATTTGTTGATCTAAGGCGGGAATGTCAGCTAAAGATGCCCCTGCCCGTTGTCCTCGTAATGCCAATAATTGTTGCTGTACAGCATCCCATTGCTGCTGAGCTTGTTGCCGTATATTCAACGCCTGCTGCAATTCACTCAAAGAGGCTCGTGCTGAACTGAATGAGCTTGGTAAAACTGTGTTTTGTGTCAGTGCCGTTGGGATCCAATGAAGTGTATTAAATTGAACATCTAAATTTATAATTTCTGTATTATTGCCAGTGTAAAAATACAAATAAGCTTTCTTTAGAAGCTTACTTGTATCTGTATTGATACTTGCTAGTCTAGCATCGTGAAATGCATTTATAAGTTGGAAAATCCTTCCAAAATCTTGACTAGGCACAGCGCGACGAGTTTCTTTAACATTTATGAAAAATTGTAAATTCCTAATATAATCATTTCGCAAATAATCCCATCCAATATTTTTCACCACGCATTCAATCCACGGCACTCTCACAATACCAGACTGATCATCAGGTATAAAAAAGCGTACATCTTCAATAGATGCGCATACATCATCTACCAAGGCACCAATGCTTATACCTCGACCAGCAATGATCTCAATTTTGTCACCCACTTGCCGGAAACTTGCCCTACGATTGTTTATTCTTGGATTGAATTTGATTTTTTGATTTTTCAATTCATCAGCAATAAAAAACTGATAAACCACAACTTGCGTTTGTTGATCTTGTGGTTGTTGGCTTCTCCGTAAGCCAATATAAAAGTCGTTAAGTTCATTCTCCAATTTTTGAAAAAATTCACCAACAGTTTTATCAAAATTAATTATGCCTTGCCCAGGTAATTGAACTCCACCAATGTTTTGGACAGTTCTTACTTGACTACCACCACCCAGGGTTATTGTGTAAGTTTGTGGTAAGACATAAAAGGTGTTTTTAAAACCCATGTTATTGTTAACAGCCGCTTTCAAACGATAAATTGTTCCTGCGGCTGTAAGCGTGTTTGTTAAGTCAACTATATTAAGTTTGTAAACCTTATAAAATGTATTTTGTGATGAAGGTACTAGATTGCCATCAGCATCATAGAAGTCAAACCACAAAATCAGAAATATAGGAGCTAACCTCCAATTCAAAACTCCAATTTGACGGCTACTTTCAAACATTTTATCAGGAAGGCTCATGTTATAAGGCTCAGCTATTACCATATCAACCTCTACTGAGGCAGCATTTTTGGTTTTAAAATTGTGACTTACAGCATCCTTGATTTCACATTCCACGATGTTGAAACCAGCAGTAACCCCACTTTCTGCAATTACAATATACCGAACGTCGTTATTCAACAACTTTGTATCAATATCATCTTCCTCGGCTTCTCTATCGTTAACCAAGACTAATTGTAAATGATACGTGTATCTGTCGTGATAATTCAAGACATTGTCTTCAGGGCTAAAATTTAACCCTTTCAGGGCTAAGTCACGCAAGATCTGTCGAAGGTAATGATTAGTAACAAGAGGTGTAGGCATTATATTCGGCTTTCAAGACTTAGTTGGCTAGGAGCATATATGGTTATGCCGGGCACAAAATCATATATTGGGTCAACAATTTGATCTGGATTTAACATCGCAAACACCCACCAGGCTCGTGGATTTTGATATAATTCAAAACTCAATAAGTCAGGGCGATGTAAATGGCGTTGTGCCAATGTAACAACAAGATCATCACTTGTTCGTGCAAGTAATGGAGGTACCCAAAATCCCAAATATGTGGTATTTTGTGGAGTCCGATAATACGGACTGCTACGAAGATAAGTTACTGTTGTCATTAGATGAAATCACTTTGACTGCTGTCGCAACTCGAATCTCTTACGCAATGTAGTAGGAGTATGTTGCACAATCAATGTAACAGAAATTTTAAACAAACTAGGGAGCCAAACACCTTTTGTGGCTGACGGCGTAGGTTGTTGAACACTTGCACCTGGTGGGTTGTTCAATGGATCGTCCCAATTCCGGTTGGCAGGCTGGGTAACACCAGGTAAGCCTTGCAAGGCTAGTCCAGGTTCGCCTGCTTCTTCAAGCTGTTGGGGAGTTCGAATTATTGGTGTTGGACGCACTGGAATAGTGGGTTGATTATTGGCAGGTAATCCACTTGCTACTTGAACATAATCAACATCATCAGGAAATCCTATGATGTAGCTCTTGACTATCACTGGCAAATTGTTGAACACAAAAGGTCCATATGCATTGAACAAGAGAATAGGAGGTGGCGTGCCGGCATCTTTGTCGTTTTCGCCAAAATGCATCTTGCTCATGGTTCTCAAAAAGTGAATGCAAGCCAGCGCATACCGGCCCTCTTTTTGATTCTGCACTGTGAATTGCCCATCAACACTGAAAGAGGTTGCAGGTGTTCGTGCAAATACATGAAAGTCTTGGTTTGTGTGCACTGTGGAAATGGTTTGGTAATCAATGTCTTGTTGATAATTGATTGTGGGCGTATAAGGCCAAACCATGCCATTGTTGGTTTCACGCAATGGATCCAGCAAGCCCTTGCCCAATACTCTGTTGGCAGCAGCTGGCCGGGGACGCAAGCTCACACGCCGGTTGGTGGGATCTTGATTGTTGAGTGTGCCCAACAAGTTAACACCATCACCTACACCAAATCCACCAAACAAGCCACGAGGAAAAATAGCTGATGCTGCACTTCCCACTACATTGTTGACAAGGCCACCCACGAGCGAGCCTGTATTGATACCAAATCCACCAAACCTAGGCATGGAACGTTGTCCTCTTGTAATCTTTGTTGAATATTTATGGGTAAAAAACCAGCGGAAACTTAAATAATGGATCATGAAATTATTTGAACTTTCCCAACAAAATTTGTTTGAAGGCGGCAATGTGTTCAAAACCGCAGATGGCAAACCCAAGACCTCCCGTATCCTTCTTGCACAAATCAGCCCCACGTTGGACTGGCTGGAAAAAGTCACTGGCTTGCCCATGCATGGCATGACCTTGGGCAGTGTGGGCAAGAAGGCCAGCAGTGGTGATATAGACATTGTTGTGGACAGCAACAAAATTTCCAAGAAAGCATTTGGCCAAAGTTTGGAAAACTGGGCAATTGGTCAAGGTTTAAATCCCAAAGACCATGTTAAAATTGCAGGTGAAGTTCACTTACTTACACCCATAGCTGGAGATGCCCAGAACGGGTTCGTGCAAACTGATTTCTTTTTTCATGAAGATCCATCTTGGATGAAATTCAGCATGCAAAGTCCAGGGGATGCCAGCAACTACAGTGGTGCCGAAAGAAACCAACTCATGAGCAGCATTGCCAAAGCCTTGGGATTGAAATACAGTTGGCAACGTGGCTTGTTGAATCGTGAAGATGAAAGTGTTATCTCCAAAGATCCAGATACCATAGCCCAAACACTGCTGGGACCCCGCTTTACAGCCAGCAGTTTTGACAGTGTGGAATCAATTCAGCGAGCTATAAAAGGCAACAAACGCATAGAGCAGGGATTGCAGGGGTTGATTCACACGCTGCAAAGCACAGACAAATTGGGTCCCACTGGGAAACCCACAATGGATGTGAAAACTGGAAAGCACAAACAAAAAAGCCCCAGTGATCAACGCAAAGATCAGGAAGAAGCTCAGCGTATAATCAAACTCACAGGGGTTTCCCTTTAAGTTTTGAGACCCCAATTAGGGTCCAGTGGCTTGACCTGAATGCGATCAAACAACAAAGGGAAATCAGGCAAAACTTGCGGCAAATCAGTTCGGTCCATCCAACTGTAGTTCACGCTGCTGTGTGGTATGAAATCAGGAAAATCATGAGTCCCACCCTTGCTTTTCAAGTGGTGATGAAACTTGTGTGCAATTTCGCAATCAAGATCCAAGCATAGGGCTTTGTCCCCCAGCTTGGTCCATCCCTGAATTTTAGCTGGCACAACAACTGTATTACCGTGCATGCTCATGAGATGAGAGGCTGGCTTTTGACTATAGAGAACAGTCATGTGAAGTTCATCAGTGTTCATGCAAGGAACACCATTTTTGTCACACCATTCTTTCAATTGAGCAGCATGTGGTGGACTCATGGTCAAGGTCACAATTGTGCCTGCAGGATGCAAACTGGATTCCATTACTTTGTTCCGTGGATGCTTGAGGTAACGTCGTACAGCTTGAAACAGTTGGTTGCTGAGTTCAAGGTCCAAACCCACAGCTTGTTGAAAAGCTTCTTTGTCTTTGTTCAATACAGCTTCACGAGCCTTGGTGCCGCTTACGCCCTTGACACCGTTGTGATCGGGATTTCTTTCCCCAGCTGAAACCACTTTGATGTGAATGGGTTCACGCTGATGTTTCTCACGTATTTCAGGACTGTTCCAACTGTCCAAGAGCTCTCTCATGCCCTTGACCCGATCTTCACCAGCCACAAACACAAAATCTCGATAGCCTTTGTTGTAGAGCCATTCAGCAGCTTGTAGTGGTGTTTTCACATCTGGGTCTTGCACCAAATGTTCTGCATGATCAGGCATAATGCGCTGGAAAAACTCCACCTTTTCTTCCCAAGGCAAAGGGTTCTTTTTGCCGTCTTGACTATGACTCAAAAAGATCCAATAGTCATCGTCACCAGCATGTTTGGCCATCAAGTTCACCAGATGCTGATGACCCAAAGTGGGAGGGTTCATTCGGCCAAAGGTCCAGACAACGCTTTTTGTGCTTTGTTCCATAAGTGACTCAGGTTGCGCTTTTCTCATAAATTGTGCACGATTCACAAACTTAACAATACCAGTTGGGGTTACTGCCACAAAGCCTTCATGGCCAGGCTGGCCTCCCAAACTGGCACCCACCGTTGAGCCAGCTTGATTGTCCATCTGGCTTTTGAGGTCCAGCTTCAAGCTGTTCAACAAACTCACAATGCGCCACACACTGTTGTAACCATGCATGTGGCTCTGTATCCATTTCAAACACTTTTCCTGCATGCCTGGGCTTGCAGGACTGTTGATCCCTGTAAACCAATCCAAAAACTCTCTTGCAACATGTGAAAAATTTGAGCTGCCTTTTTCTGCCTTTTTGGCCAAAAAGCTTTTCATGTAGCCTGGAAGACTAGCAATTTTCTGCGTCTCTAGCTGACCTCTATCCAAGAATGATTTCACACTCACTGCGTGCACTCTAAACAAGTGTGACAGTTTGTCAACCAAGGATTTATCCAACTTCAAACTGGTGAGCATGGTGGCTTCATGAGGCAAGATAGCCAGGCCAAGATCACTCCTGAAACCATAATCTGCAACATTTCTCAATGCTTCGGGTTCTTGATCAGAGGGGCTTTGATAAACACTGTGGATAACTACTCCTGCACTGCTGTTGCCAATCATTTCACCATACTGACTGTTGAGGGGACCGCGGTAGGTTATTTTGTTGGGAGTGAATTCATAAGCGCCATCAACTATGGGCGGAACACCAGTCCACAACAAATCCGATTGAACGTAACCGATAAATCCTTTTGGGGTAACTTTTTTCAACAATGGGTAGAGACTGGCTATTTTGTTGGCATATGCCAGTCGAGCACTTTTTGCACTGGGGCTAGTGTCTTTCATTTTCCTGCTCATGAGCATGTTCACAATAGCCTCAGGGCTTGTGGTCAGCCCATCATACTTCTTGCTGCTGAACCCAGCTTTGTCAGTGAGCACGAATTTGTGATCTTTCCAGCCAAAGATCAAGGCCGGAGTTCCATCAAACTTGATGGAAACATATTCTGGCTTGTGGGCAGTTGCACTCAGTATATGAAAAGCTCTTTTGGCACCGTCCAACCCATCATCAAATATCATGTCCTCTGGATGCTCAATACGGGCTTTGGCCTCAGTTAAAGAGAGATTCACTTGTGGTAGTAGGTTAAACAGCTTCATTGCAAGGCCCCAACATAATCTTTTAGCAATCTATTGAATTATTTAACAGACTTTGTTGTCCATTTTGACATCTCCTGCAACCAATTGCAAAATTTAGGGTTTCAAACACAAAGGACTCGAATGGCATTGGTTCCCAAGATCAAATATCTAACAAACAAAGATTTATTGTCTGCAATACATGAAAGCAAGATTACGTTTTGTGAATTTGTTGACAAAAAATACTCTGATTTTGATGTCATTGTATATGATCTTGTGGCAGCAACTCCAGAAGTGTTGGACGCTGCCCGGCACAAAAAGCTGGCTAACAAAATAGCTGAAGAAAAGAAAGCCAGTGGCAGCAAGACTTTTGAATCTTCTCTTACGCTAGATGATGTGCCTTTGGAGGAAATTGTTGTGCGACTCATGACATTTGAGCACATTCCGTTGAACCCTGCCAAAGCTGACAAAGCCAAAAATCAAGCTGAGAAACACATTAGGTGTAATTTTCCTCCCTTTCAACACTGGATTTTTGAAAACAACACGTGGAAATGTGTGGGCAAGAGTCATTACAAGAATGGTGAGTTCACCTTAACTGGCGGCAAAATAACGGACCGATTGGCAGCAATGTGGATCAAACTAGTGGACCGTTATGGTCATCGAGGAAATTGGCGAGGTTATACTTATCTGGATGAAATGAAGGCCCAAGCATTGGTGCAGCTGGCACAGGTGGGACTCCAATTTGATGAAGCCAAAAGCGCAAACCCATTCGCTTATTATACTACCGTAAGTAGTACAAGTTTTCTCAAGATATTGCAACTGGAAAAGAGAAGTCAACACATAAGAGATGATCTTTTGATCATGCATGGTGCAACACCTAGTCACACCCGCCAGACAGAGGATCAGTTAGCACAACAACTGGGATTTGACAATGCAGAAGCAGCGGCCCCACTTGTTGTGCCTCAAATGAGCCCAACTGGACCCATCTAGTATTTTTTGATCCACACTGCGTTGCCTGCATCATAAAAACGATTGTAGCCCAAATTTTTGGCAATTTCCTGCTCTGTATTGCCCGCAGCTAAGCCTTGTATTTTGTGTTTTTGAAATTTAAGTCGACTCTGAACGTCATTTATATTTTTCCAATACCAATAATTGGGTGGACTGATATGACTTAACTCAAAGCCTGTTTTCTCGTAACCATTTCCCAGTCCCCAGTTCAAGTTACTGTAGGACACCAAGCTTTTGAATCCCAACTCCTGATGTGCATGATTCAAAAGTTTGCTAAGCCCCCCTGGGACATGATACCCAGGCAAAATACAATATCGGGCCAGCTCATAATCACTCCCTTTGCTATACCTAGTTTTGACAAAGCTAGCAAGTGCAACAAGCAACCCGTTGTGTTCCAACCCCCAAATATGTTTGGTTGGTATGTTGCCCTGCAAATGTGAGTTCTGAATAAATGTTTTAGCTGTCCCAAAATCCACAACTGTAATGTTACATTTACGTGCACCAACAATTGTTTTTTTCAATCCCACTACGTGTGACAATCTATCAAATATGATATTGGGTTTTTGCACCATCTCATGTTCCCAAATTTGAACAAGCCTGACACCTTTTTCAAGAGCTTGTTTCCATTTATTTTGATGATATTTTTTGTCTCCTATTTGGCAATCTGAATGATAAAAAATGCCATTGAACTCAATACCCACATTTAAATCTGGGAGATAAAAGTCAATCTCCAATGGCTTGATAACTTCCCTATTCCATTGATCAAAAGATATGTTATTATCCCACAACCATTGTTTGATCTTTGTTTCTCCCCAACTTTCTTTTCTTGGATAACAATCAAAACAACGCAAATCAGATTCTCTTTTCAAGGCAACACTGAATTGGTTATGGCATTTTTGGCAAACAAACAAATGTTCAGAATAACGATGTGAGTCCAAAAATTCTTTTTGAGTGAATAACGGAATGTAATCAGTCCTATTTGCAATATAGGAATCCCAAGATTTTTGCCGAAAAGTTTTCCTATTGGTCTCCCTATGCTCTGTTGTCAAAAACGGGGCCACAACACCATATTTTGAGAGGTTGGTTTTTTTGGTTTTAACTAACACCTCCAGGTTTTGAGCAGGAACCGGTGTTCCATAAGTGTTTTGAAACACCTCTATAGTTTTGGTTCTTATATCAGGATGTTGCTGAGGGAAGCTTACTCCCCAATTTTCCTGAATCGTTTTTTGTGCTTTGTCTAAAACAACAGGATTTAAGGTTGGAGCTTTTGCACCATACTTTTCAAAACATGTGGTCTCAGCTTTGGCTTTGACCTTGTCATGTTGACTTGCATACTCAAAACCATACTTTTGAAGGTTGGTATTTTTACGTTTTTCGTGAATATGATTTATTTCATCTCTAGTGCGGCTGTGTCGAACGCTTTCCTGATATTCACGATTACAGGAGCATTGAGATTGATTACCACAGAATTTTCTGAACCCTCGAACCATATTATTGAATGTCCTGAACTTACCACTCTGTTCACACCAACTGTTTTCTGCATTACCGTTATGAACGTATGCATAAAATTTAGCTGCAATTGGACCTTCATAAGGAAATAATTTGTCTAGCTCTTCTTTGTGTATAGGCAACAACTTTGTCAACCTATTAGGTGTAATCTCCTTGTTCAACCAACGTTCTTTCAATTCTGCCAAAATCACAATTTTTCTCCAACCCTATTGCATATTATTTATATATCATAATGAATAGCACAAATCTAGGTCCTGCCCACCTGTTGAACTAAACAGTTTTGTAGGCTATACTCAAGGTCAAGGAGACTTTTGAGTCATGACTATCAATTTAGACACTGTTGATTTTTCCAAAACAATTGTCATCACAGATTTGCATTATGGCATGCGCAACAACTCCAAACAGCACAACACTTGGTGCACTGAGTTTTTGGAGTTTGTGGTGGCTAGAGCAAAAGAGTTGAATATCCGAACACTTTTGTTTTTGGGTGACTGGAGTCACAACAGAAACAATGTGAACATCAGCACTCTCAACTATAGTCACAATGGAATGAAGCTGCTCAACAACAGTTTTGATAATGTGATTATGCTATTGGGAAATCATGATCTCTATTTTCGTGACACGCTGGAACTGCATAGTATTCCTTATGCACAAGACTTTCCCAATATTCATCTCATTGACAAAATTACCACTGTAAAAGACTTTTGTTTTGTTCCTTGGTTGGTTGGTGACGACTACAAAAAAATTCAAACCATCAAACAGCCTTATTTGTTTTGTCATGCTGAAATTGCTAAGTTCCGCATGAATGCTCATGTGGAAATGCCTGATCATGGTGGTTTGAATGCTGAGCACTTTCAGCATCAAAAACTGGTATTCAGTGGTCACTTTCACAAAAGGCAACGCAAAGGCAACATTTGTTATATTGGAAACGCCTTTCCACACAATTATGCTGATGTTTTTGATGATGATCGAGGGTTGATGATTTGGAGTCCAGGAGAGGAACCCATTTTTGAAAAATGGCCTGGGGCGCCCAAGTATAGGGTCTATAACCTTACTGAGGCTCTTCAAGATCCCACCTCTTTGATTGATAACAAAACGTTTGTTCGCATCACAGTGGATTGTGATTTAACCTATGAAGACAGTGCATTTATCAGAGAACTGTTTGAAACACAACTCAATGCGTTGGATGTGAGTTTCATCCATGGCAGAAGTGACGGAGACGACACTGTTCTTGATGACAGTGAGATCAACTTTGAAAGCGTTGACTCAATTGTGATTTCACACTTGAATAGTATTGAAAGCACAACAATGAACAACCAACGCTTGATTGAAATTTATCAGAGTATTTGACCTTGATTACACTCAAAAACGTAACAATCAAAAACTTCATGAGTGTGGGTGCAGTCTCACAATCCATAAATCTCACACAGCCTGGTTTGACACTTGTGTTGGGTGAAAATTTGGACTTGGGTGGAAACGGCAACCGTAACGGTGTTGGCAAAAGCACATTGATCTCTGCCATCTGTTATGGGCTGTATGGCCAAGCTCTTACCAACATCAAGAAAAACAACCTCATCAACAGCATCAACAAAAAGAACATGGCTGTGAGCATTGAGTTTGAGGCCAACGGCAACAGCTACAAAATTGAACGCGGGCGTGCCCCCAGCTTTTTCCGTTATATTATCAACGATGAGTCAGTAAATGAAAACAAAAGTGCTGATGAGGCTCAAGGAGAGAACAAAGACACTCAAAAAGACATTGAAAAGGTATTGGGCATCAGCCACACAATGTTCAAACACATTGTGGCATTGAACACCTATACTGAACCATTCTTGAGTATGGGCGCAGGTAAACAACGGGAAATTATTGAAGAACTTTTGGGCATCACATTGCTTTCTCAAAAGGCAGAAAACCTCAAAAAGCTCATACAAACAACAAAGGCAAGCATTGAGCAAGAAGAGTTCAAAATCCACACTGTGAAAAACAGCAATGCACGTATTTTAAGCACTATTGAAAGTTTGAATCAAAAAACTCTTCAATGGAACATTCAACATCAAAACAAAATACAAGAACTGGAAAATGCATTGGTGGCACTCAGCCATCTTGATGTTGAAAAAGAAATTCAATCCCACAAAGACAATCTTGTGTATCGCGAGCTTCAAACAGCATTGAAAAACACTCAAAGCCAAAACCAAACCAAAGCACAGCATTTATCACAGCTGAAGGCACAACAAACTGGCTGGCTTACACAGTATTCACAAATTCAAGAACACAATTGCGCCATGTGTGGACAAAAAATTCATGACGAAAAACAAACCAGTTTGCTGGATGACCTTGAACACAAGATAACCCGGCTGGACAAAAGTATCCAAACATTGGAACAAGAGTGCCAGGTGCTGACTCAAGAACTAAGTGAGCTTCAGGAGCTGAGTGGTGCAGTGAGCTTGAATCCCACGTTTTACAAAAGCATTGATGAAGCCTATGAACACAGAAACAGTCTCACATTGCTAAGTGCTGAACTAGACAAACTCCAGCTGGAAACCAATCCTTATCAAGCACAAGTGGGTTCCTTGAACTCCACTCTACAAGAAGTTTCTTATGACTCCTTAAATGAACTAAGCCAACTCAAGGATCATCAAGAGTTTCTTTTGAAACTGCTGACAAACAAAGACAGTTTTATCAGAAAAAGGATTATTGATCAAAATCTCAGTTACTTGAACTATCGACTGGGTGAGTATCTCACTGGTTTGATGCTGCCACATCAAGTGAAATTCAGCAATGATTTGGGAGTGGAGATCATGCATCTGGGCGTGGACTTTGACTTTGACAGCTTGAGTAGAGGAGAGCGAACTCGAGTATGTTTGGCGTTGAGCTGGGCGTTCCGTGACATTTTTGAGCACATGAACACCAGCATCAACTTCATGGCAGTGGATGAAATTCTTGATGTGGGCTTGGACAGCACAGGCTTGGAAAGGTCTTTGGAAACTTTGAAAGCCATGAGTAGAGATCGTAACAAAAATATTTTGCTGATCTCACATCGAGAAGAGTTGCAGAGCAGGTGTTCTCAAGTGCTGTCGGTTATCAAGGAAGACAATTTTTCCAGATTTGAATGGGACTACACTCCTGCTGTATAGCACAGTTCTTGAATCTTCAGCTTGTTTTGTTCAAAAAATGGCTCAAACTCAGTTAACACAAATGTTTTGTAACGAACATGATTTTCCACAACAAAGACAGGCAAATGTTTTTGGTCAAAACAAGCGTAACTGCCTTTGTGGTTGATTCTGATTACTACAAACCACAAGTCCTCGGGATCACACACATCCAATGTTTGTTCAATCCAACTGTCCAACTGCTTGACATCGCCCTTGCACATAAGCTTGTGCCAAGGAAAGTCTTGATAAAATTTACTTTCAATCACCAGTTTTTTCATATGTGAGGGTGGAATAAGATCGCTTTTGAAATAGCTGATTTGGGTAGCATCCATGGTTTCTTTTCTTTTTGTGTTAGCTCCCCCAATAAATGCACCACTATTGGGCACACGAATAAATTTAGCCTCATAGAGGTCCGTAAGAAATTTAGCGATACGCAGCTCACCTGCGTTGCCTTTTGCTTTGCCTTTTGACGCTGCCATATATTCTGTTCCTTGTTGTCCAGAAAAAGTTCTGTAACCTTTTGATTTTATGATTCTCACTACTTATAATCAAATCAACAAAAGAGTATTGAGAATGAAATACAATAAGCCACAACAACGCAGCATTTTTATTGTAGTTGATCCCATTGATCAAAATCGCTTGAACAGCTTTTTCCGTCAAGAACTGGGATTTTACAATACACTGGTTGGAGCGTTTGGTAGCCGAGTAAGAGCTTTTCCTCAAAGCATCCTCAATATTTCCAATGAACAAGCCTCACTCTTTTGTGAACTAGCCAAACACAATCTCAACATTCGTGACCTTGTGAAAAAGCCAGCTGAATGGCCAGACTCATTGAAGAGTTATTTTCATGTTGTGTTTGACCGTCTCACGAACAAAACTGTTTTGAGTGAAGCTCAAATCATGATGTTTGAATCAGCTGGTGCCAATCGCTGGATCATGATTCCAGAAGCCAAGAAACAAATGGCTAGGGCAGTGATTGATTTTTACAAAGAACAAGCAGACATTTTGGCTCATCCACAAACAAGTGATATAATTGAAGTCGCATACAAGACTCCACCCAGCAGTTTGAGCGAACTGGAGTTCAGTAACAAGCGTCATGCACAAATACCTCGTAATGAAATCAAATACAAATACAACAATACTGAAGAACACACAGAAATTTGGACCCCGTTAACCACAAAACCCATAATTATTCCTCAATTCAATCTCAACGAATACAATAGATGGACAACAGCAATTATCAAGCAAGAGAGTGGTCGGTATGTTGAATACAACACTCCTTGGGTAATTGATTTCAAGAACACAAACAACAATTATCTTTTGAAATACCTAGACAGCACAGCACGTACACCAGGCAATTTTAGAATCAGCAACTACGCATAATATACGGTTTTTCAAAATAGTGGCTTAGTATGATGGTGTAGTGTCCATCCGTATCTACCAGGCGCGAAGGCAGGGGAAAATTACGCATGAGGGTTTACTGTTCTATGCCCTCGCCACGAAAGTGAACAAAAAGGATCCAGCCTCTCACTGTCCCGTGAAGCTGGAAGGGGTTCAGTCAACAGCCTGTCTGACTGGGTTCCCTGCGTGTGTGATGAGCACATAACCGAGAAGGCAGCTCCATGAGCATAAGTCCGAGAAGAGAGTCAGGAATGCTGGAAATAGGTTCTCCGCCAGCTGGATACAATCCCAAGACGAGACAGGCAGGCCGAAGCCCTATACGAAAGCCTTTTTCAAACTTCTCCTCCCGGTGGGGAGAAGTGTGACTTCCTCCCTAACGAAATACCCAAGTATCAAATATTCAATTATACCTTCTTGGTTTGTGCTCTACGATAGGCTTCTGCTTGCATTTCATAGTGTTTTGAAATAGTTCCAGACAAGGCTTGCATCTGTGTTGTCGAAAGATGCCAAGCTTCACTGTAGGTCAAACCACCGTTCATGTAATACACTAGGTTTGCAATATCGCTTTCAATCATTTCCACTTCTTTTTCACAGCTTCTCAGTGTTTTGGTGATCTCCTGGGGATCACCTCTGAGAAGCTTTATTCGAAAAAACTTGTGGGATCGAAGTCGATTCTTTGACTCCAAGAGTGGCTGCAAGCGTCGCATTGAAAACTGGTTTCTGTATCAACACCAATGGAATTCAACTCTTTGAGTTTGTCGATAATGGCATTGGCACTGGTTGTGGGAATACCTTTCACAAACTCTTGAATGTATCCCGGGTTTGTTACTGTTTCACCGGTGCTGATTATTTTGATTGCAGTAATGCTCATGCTCATGATGTCTAGAGTTCGCTGAGCCATTTGATTGATTTGCTTGGTTACACTGCTGATTTTTTCAGCATCAGTGGTTTCTGTTTCTTCCAACACTTTTATGGATCTGGCTTGTTCAACTTCATTCAATAGTTGCAGGTTTCTCTGTTGAAAATTATAAGGGCGTAGGAAAACTTGCAGTGCGCCGTCAATTTCCACATACGTGGGACCTTCCACAGTGCTTTGGGTTTCAATAAATCCACTGAGATCAATTCCAAAATTGTGCTCTTTTCCACAATTGGGGCATGTGGTTTCCACTTCCATTGTGGAACCAGCACTGGCTATCCTTATGGCTACCAACAATGTGTTGATGTCAGGTTCCACCAGCTGCTTGGGATCTTTCACCCCTGGAACACAATTTTTGAACACGCTCAACAAAGCATCACCGTTCAGCAAAGCATCTGGAGTTTTCAGCATTATTTGGTCAATTGCTGTCAATGGATACACAGCCACTTCACCATTGGCGGATGTTTCAACAAAGTCAGGAGGGTAAAATCTTCCTTGTGTTGGCAATTGTACATAAGCTTTGGGAGTGTGAAAGTATTGACTTAACGGATTACTCATTTGTGTGCCCTATTATCATAGTATGTTATTCACCAGTATTTAAGGGGCTTAAATACTGGTAATCTCCTGTTGCGAGAAATTTTGTATGAGTTTTACAGCTAGCGAACTAAAGCAGATCAGTAAAGATTGGGCCCAAGAGCGCACTCTCTCAGAGTTGCGTGACAAAATG